GCTTGTTAGCCTCATATCGTTCTATGAATGTCTTGGCAACATTCACAAATGAGGTACTCTTAAGCGTAAACCCCGCAACCCACTCAGCATACTTACGAAGCACATCTTCCGCCTTCTCCTGCTGATTATCATTATATAGTTTTCCAACCTCTGCATATACCTTTTGTAGACGAACTCCCTTGATATATGATTCCAGCATATCGGTCATCACCTCTATGCTCTGTCCTTCATCATATTCTCGGAAGGTATCAATGAGTTCCAATGCATCTACATCATCGTGGAATGTCTGCGAAAGTATTGCATAAGAAGGGGTATGCTTATAGGTATGATAGTGCGATGAGATCACCTTCTGAATACGCTGAAACGACTGGTCAGGCAGGTACTCGCTACGCATATGTTGTGACACGATTGCGCATAACTGATCCTGCCTGAGTGCTGTCGCATACAGTTCGTAGAGAAATTCGGTACTCAGTGGTGATATATTATTATCCATTACTCATTCTGTTGTTTTCGCCACGCCTCGCAGCGTATTCTATATAGCTCATGGTGAACATGTGCGGTGCGTTTCTCGCACAGCGGAGCATTTGTACACTTCTGACAAACAGGTGAAAACGGAGTCCACATCAATGTGGATGTTCCACATATCAGATACCCCAACTCATTAGACATCCATCTGCGTTTAGTGTGCTCCTCATATTCAGGATAGATAAATATGGCCAGCGGATGTTTACTACAATCCTCAATCATCGACACATATTTGCTCCGAGAGGCACCAAAACTACTTAGCCACTTATCATCGTGTGCTCTCATTCGAGTGCTATAATTCATATAGCGGCTTATGGCTTTATCGCCAAAAGAGTGAGTTATATTCCAACGAAATCTATATTTCCTATCGTAATCAGACATAGAACTGACTTGGCAAACACAGAAGTCCACCAACCTATTATAACTGATACATAACGATAAAGAGAGCTTATCAAAACAACTTTCGAGCTGTCTATCTACACTTCCTCCTTCAGGAAACCTAAAATCCCCCCATAGCGTATCTTTCACCAACTTGGTAAATACACGCTTGCACCCTTCAATCCACTCTTTTTTCTCCATCTCTTGTTAGTAATTTTCTTAGTTGTGCCTTTGCTAAAAACAGTCGGCTCTTTACCGTTTCGACATTCTTTGTTTGGAGCGTTCCGTTGCGGTAGGTAATCTCCATTATCTCGCTGATTTTATAGCCTGCCTGTTGCAGCAGAAAAGCCTCACGGTATATAGGTTTTATCTGATCCAGTGCCCATAGAATTTCGTCACTGTAGTAGTCCTTATAGTTATTCACACCCATACAGTTCGCCGAAGGGCTGCATTCATCCAACAATGTGGAGCGCAACTCTTTAACGTCGACACTATCGTCTGGCGGAGTACGGGTTTTATTACGCTTATTGAGGTCAGCTACAAGGCGTTTTGTCACTGCATATATCCAGGTTTTCACCGGTCTTGCAGGGTCGTAGCTGTCCATATACTTGTAGAAGTTCACTAATGCCTCGACATAGTTGTCTTCTATATCTTCCTGATTGTATGTGTACTTGATACAGATGCTGTACACCAGATTCTTGTGCGGCATCACATACTTTTGCAGTAGTTGAGCGCGTCTTTTGGCGGACTCATCATCGGGGATTGCCGCCACCCTTTTTAACACATCTTTCTTGTCCACTCTTCTAACTGAAAAGGGGTTCAACTCAATCTGAAATGTCCTAATCTGTCAGCTTCGAAGAGCGTCAATTAAAAAAGTGGGCGGCTTTAACACCGCCCGAATCTATGCGGTCAATTTATAATCTGTGTTTGCTTATGTAATAAAAGAATAGGTGACAAGCATCTGCAGCGTTGTCGTCCGTAGGCACATAACCATACTTTTTGCAGGTCTCTACCATCTTTGACTTCGTAGCGTGCCCATCGCCCGTTGCCCACTTCTTGAGTGCGGCAGGGTTCACAAACTCCGGCTCGGGCAGGTTCAGCTCATCGCAGACTTCCAACAGCACACCTCTTAACTCCGACAATCGTCTGAGGTCGTAGAAGTGGCGGTTGATACTCACATCCTCGGCTACAATCTGCTTAATGTCGTACTTACGGATAAAGTCGATAAGCAGCGTGCGGAAGGAGCCGTGCATCTTGTTTTCGTTGCGCCGTCGGCTCTCGGTGAGATTCCAAGTACCTGCCTCGTGCTTCGAGAAGTAGCCGCAGTGTGTTGCCACATCCAAGGCGAGGATATCATCGTGCTTCAGTGCCTTATTCTCCGATGCGTGATTCTCCATTCTCCTTCGTTATTACAAGTTTATGGGGATAACCTTCGGCCACGTTGCCGTGCGAGACTACGAGGACAGTGCCACCCAAAGCATTCAGAGCATCAAACATCGATGATAGTCCTGCCTCATCTACTGCTTCGAGTATCTCATCAAGCACCAGCAGGTCCAATCCCTTCTCATCGTCGCAGTTGGCATTGACAAGCTTCTGCATTGCCAGAATTGTTGCGAGATTTACTCTGGCTGCTTCGCCTGCCGAGAACTTTCCGAATGAGCCACAATCAACTCCATCACGCAACAGTGAGATTGAGATCTTCTCTCGCACCTTACCGCTTTTGAGCACCGTGTAACCATCAAAGCGAATACGGATATCGCTGCCGATGCCAATCAGAAACTCGTTGGTGATTCGGCTGAGAGCCTCAATCTTAGTGTTTGCAAGGTAGGTCTTGAATTGCACGAAACGCTCACGCTGTACCTCTAATGCTCGTACCTTGTCATCAACCTCAAACTTACGCTTGGCAGTCTCCATCGAGCGTTGCTTCTCCTGCTCCAATGTTTTGCGTAGCGATAGCGTGAGGTCCTCGGCTGCCATCTCGTTTACCTCACGGATTGTCTCCTGCAAGGTCTCTATGGCACACTCTGCCGAGCGTATATCCTCTACAATCTTGCGACGCTCACGGCTTAGTGTTGCATTGCGCTCATCAATGTTGCCGAAGAACTCGTCAAAGACCTTACGGCGAATTCCCTCGATCTCGTCCTGCATTGCTGCAACCTCTGCCTTGGTGCGTCTGCGGTTGTGCTCCGCACGCTCCACCTCGCTTGTAGCACTGCATACTGCACGTTCGTGGTCAGAGAGTTCCTGTTCCCAGCGTGAACGGTCATTATCTAAGGTGCGACGCTCGCCGTTGAGTTTGCTCTGCTGCATCTCTGCCTCCTCGGTGGAGTTCTGCTCAGCCTTGATATTGCCGTTAATCTCTGATAATTGCTGCTGACGGAGACGGAGTTCCTTTGTTCCAGCCTCGATGTCGAAGTTAGGCTGTGCCACCAAGAACTCGTGGCCACACTTCGGACAGATAATAGAGCCTGCCAACTTATTTGAGAGTTCGTCAATGCCTGCAGAGATTACTCGGCGCTTACGGCGCAACTCTTCAAGGCGTGAAGCGAGGCTACGGAGCGTCTTATCAATCTCCTGCAAGCGGATGCTGTACTCCTCGCACTTGTCACCATACTGCGTAACAAAGTCTGTGTATTGAACCTTAAACTTCTCAAAGGCATCGTACTTCTCCTTCAATACCGCCTCGGCATGGTTTACCGAAGCATCGAGGTTTTCGAGCGAAGACTGAGCAAGCAATAAATCCTCCTTCTTGAGTTTGAGCGTATGATTCCAGTCTGTTCTCCGAGCATCAGGCAGCAGTGTCATTACAGCATCGATAGCCTTCAAGCACTCCTCCAAAGAGGTATCCGATGACTCCAATGCCTGCAACTCTTTGTCTGCCTTATCCACCTCTGCGATAGTTGCATCTATACCGGTCAGAGTCTCCTTGTGGGTGCGGATATACTCACGCTTTGAGGCTATTGCTTCCTCTAATTCGGCAATGCGTGTCTCACGGCTGCGGCCACGCTCTTCACCTGCTGCAACCTCCTTGGCAATCTGCTCCTGCAACATCTCGATACGACCATCAATGCCTGCAAGTTCAAGGTCTATCTTCTGCTGCTCACTACTGAGCGGCTCGATATCCTCTTCAACACGGGCGATGGCCTCATCTACCAAGATGCCGTTGGAAAAGCGGTTGATAATCTCCTTCTTCTCCTTATCCGACGAGGACAAGAAATCCTCATAGCGATATTTAGATAGGATAAAGTTGTTGAGCAACTCCTCGCGTGTGATGCCCAACTTCTCCAAGATATACTTGTTGTAGGCATCCACAGAGTGCTGCACAGCCTCGTCAGTCGTTACGAGTTCGCCTCCTCGATAGAGTTTGCAGGCAACTGTCGATGCTCCCTTGCGAGGTATCGAGCGAGCAATGATGAGTTCCTCATTCGATGCGTCATTTGCTAGGTGCAGAATGATGCGACATTGCTCGGCGGCATCGTTGATAATCTCCTCGGTGCGTATCTTACGCAGCGGGCTACCTGTGAGCCCCACGGCTATACACTCTAAGAGAGCCGACTTCCCGGCACCGTTCGATTGCTGGGAGTCATTGTCCTTATTGTTGCCAAAAATCAATGTCGTTACTCCCTGCTGCAGCGTATAAGCCAGCGAGCGGAAGGCACACAGATTTTCGGCCTCTATACTCTTTAATTTCCACATTGTCCTTCGATTTTAGATAAATACTCCAATCCGATTGCTACATCGTCAATCTGCTTCTCGCGGCAGAACTCCTCGTAGGTCTCACGGATGCGGTGGCTGTCAAACTTCTCAAAGAGCGAAGAGGCTGCAACCTCTAACATCTCCTCATCATCGGCAATAAGTTCAACCTTTGTGGCTCCTGCATCGAGCAGAGCAGCCTTATCCACCGACTTCATAGCAACCTGCGGGGCATGAACACGCACCTTGACTTTGTAGCGACCATCGGCATCAATCTCTCTGAGTTCGTCCATAAGGTGAAGACCGGCACGCTCTGCCGAGACATCAATCACTCGGTAGCGAGTGTTTACCTTGTTCTTGATAAACTCGTGCGAGCCGTCAGTGTAGATTACCGTGTAGCCCTTCTCCTCGTCCTCACCAAAGTTGTGCTGACGCGATGAGCCGATATATTCGATGCGGGTCTTGTCGATGATCGTGCGGTTGTGATAGTGTCCTACGAAGACCTTGTCGAACTCCTCGAATATCTTTGCGGGCAACTCCTTGTCGTTGGGCTGTGCCAATGCCCCGTTGATACCCTCGTGGATATAGAGGAAGTTGAGTCGCTTGGGGTCGAGAGCCTCCTCCTTGAGACGGTCAAGGCGTGTGCAGAATGAGCCATCTTCGGGGAAGTAGCCCATCATATGAAGCACAAAACGACAGTCATCGCCAAGAGGCAACGACACATACTCATCACACACCAATACATTGGAGTGCTGGTCGAATACATGGCAGTAACCTCTCTCGTTCTCCTGGTTTACCTTGTCGTGGTTTCCTTCGGCGATGGTTACATGTATGCCGTGTTCAGCAGCTGTGAGCAGTGCATCGTGAACTGCCAGCAGCACATCGAGCGTCTGTGCGGCACGCGCGAAGAAGAGGTCGCCACCAATGGCAATCTCCTTGACATCCATCTTCCTGCATATGTCGATAGCCTCCTGCCAGTTGGCCTTGAACGCAGGGATGTTATCTTTCGATATGTGTATATCATTTAACAGAAGTAGGCAGGGATAATGTCCTTTCATAAGCGTGTAAGGGTTAAGACGGGAGGCGTTTCACCTCCCGTCGGTTATAGAAAATTTTAGCTTAGAAAGGGTTATCTGCGGCGGCGTGGACGCTCCTCAGCCCGCTCCTCATCATCACTCTCTGTCTCCGTCTCCTCTTCGGGCTTGGGACCCTCGATCTCGTGCTCAATCATATCAAGCAGTTCACGGTTTGAGGTAGAGCGGGTAATGCGGATAGGCAGACGCTCCTGGTCGATATAACCACGGATCATAGCGCGGAGCTCCTGACCCTCCTCGGTCTTGTCTCCAAGGCCCTCGGCCTGCAACTCCTCGAAGCGTTCAAAGAGGTCGTCGAGCGAGAGTGGTCCTGAGCCATTCTGCTCATTCTCCTTGTTATCCTTCGAGCGACGGTCAAACGAGAACTCCGAGGTGTCATCCTTAGGCAACTCTGCGGCGAGGGTTGCGATGACCTCCTTCATTTCATCGCTTTCCATAAGGTTCATCCCATAGAGCGTGTCGCTCTGCTTGAGGAACTCTACGGTAGCGCCGAGGTGATAGCGAGTGTAGCGGTAGATAACTTCGGGAATGCGAGGTGCTGCAAGCAGTGCAGTAAGCTCCTCACGGCTGAGAGGCAATGCGTCCGATTCATTGTCAATAGAGATGATATACTCGGTCTTGGCACCGTTCTTACGCTTCTCAATCTCCACAGGATATGCCTCACGCACCGATGAGATAGGACAAGGATAGCTCGGATTCTTCTGCAACTTCTTCGACCAGAGCTTGAACTTGCGCTCGTCGAGCTCCTTGAACTGTGCGTGCGAGAGTGTCATCATCTGAAGACCCTTGCCACGCTCACTAAGGTCATAGATGTACATACAGTGGCCATAGCCATACTTCAAGCCATCACCAAATGAGCCTCCGTCAATCTTCTCGGCGAGTTTCTCATCACCCATCTCCTTGGCAGCTGCAACGGCCAACTTACGGTAGGTCTCGATAGGATCTACGCTGTAACCTGCATCCGTAGCACGGGTAACGGTAACATACATCTTCGAAGCCTTAGCACCATTGCCCGGCTTCTCCAACTCGAGCAACAACTGATGTACAGGGAACTCATAGCCCGGGCGTGATGGCGTGCCATCCTGGTTAGGGGCAATAGGCAGAATACGCAGGCGGTAAATGCCGAACTTGTCCATACGGAAGAACTCCGTGCGGGCAAAGCTCCGATTCTCCTCTTGTGCGCGTAGTTGCGCATCTTCATACGACTCCTGACTCTTCAGGAACATCTCCTCAATGGACATCGATTCCATGCCA